GGAGCTGCAGACTTAGCAGCTTGAGGCTTAGCCATGCCTTGCTGCTGTTGCTGCTGTGCTACCAGCTTTGTAACCACGTCAATGTAGGCATCAATATCGGATACTCCTTTATATCTGCCAAACATCTTCTCGCTTTCCACAATCTTCTGTACACCATCAAATCTGCCCATTTGAATCTCTTCATGCAGACCTCTGATAAGAGCAGGATTCTGCAGAAGTTGTTCCTTGCTCTTTGCATCCCAAGTATCCTTGAGAATCTCATTAATCTTTGGAAGAGAATCATGTGCATCTTGCAGTGCATCAGAAAATTCTACATCTTCATCGGAAGCTAGGTTTGCATTTGGACGATAGTGAGTATCTTCCAAATCCACGTCCATAGGGTCAATCTCATTCCTCTTTAAAAGAGTCTTGATAGCTTCCTTGTCTCCCCTATGCACGTCTATAAGAAAATTAAGCTCTTCTTCGTTTATGCCTGCTTTATTGAGAGATTCTACTGCTCTCTTCATTGGAGCCATCAACTGCATCTTCTTGGTGTAGTTAGCACCCATCTGCATAAGGCTCACAATGTCTTCCATTGAACGTGGAGCTATTTCCTTTCCATTAGCTTTGAAAGGCTTAAACAAGCTTTCATAAGCTGCTTTATAATCAAATGAAGGAGTCTTGTCAGGTTCCTCTACTTCAGGAGCATCTTCAACCTTCTCCTTCTGCTTAGGCTCAGCTTTAGGCTCTTCCTTAGGCTCTTTCTGAGAAGCAATAATCTTCTCTTCATTAGCCATGTACTGAGAGAATTCTTCATCAGACATTGACTCAAAGTCAATCTCTTCAGGTTTCTCTTCTTCAGAGCTTTCCTGCTGTTCCTCTTTTTCAGAAGATTCAGCTTCTTCTACCTCTTCAGAGTCATCAAATTGCTCTTCTTCGTCAAGAGTCTGATCTTCCTTTTCGGTATCGTCTGCCATGCTCTACTCCTACTGAACTACTTCCACTGCAGGCTCTTCAGAACTGGTTTCAGCTTCATGAAGATCATGAAGAGTCTTGTCTGCCTGTTCTGCAATATTGAATACATTTCTGCAATACTCTGTAAATCTGCCAATGCCTATCATGCATTCATGAAGCTCTTCACGGTATGCAGCCTTCTTGTCTGAAGCATTAAAGTTAGCTTCACCTAGAAGACCTACAAGCCTAGCAGCTTCATCCTTGCGGTAGCCTTCAAGAAATACCTTCTTGAAATCTGCATTGTCATAGAGATTCCTAAGTGCCTTAGCCATTTCAATACGCTTGTTGCACTCCTTGCGAATCTCGTTAGCCTGTTCGGGAGTAATGGAAACTTGTTCAGTCTTAGTTTCTTCTGACATAAAATTCTCCTTGTGTCTTCGATTCAGCTTTCGCTGTTAATCGTAAATTAAAATTATGTCAACCTATTTGGATTGACTTGGTCTTTGACTTTGCTTTCTTAGATCATAATGACCCTTAAGCATAGTCTGTTCCTGTGCATTTTGAGCATCCATCTGCTTATCCTGCAGCTGATTAGCTCTGTTAACTCCTGTAGCTTCATTAACGTAGTCAAGATCAATTCTATCAGCTTCACTGGCAGTCTTCCTAGACTTGGCACGTTCAGAATCAGTCTTGGCTTTCTTAAGGTCAATGTCAGCTTCATTCTCGTAAGCCTTAGCCTGTTCATTGGCAATTTGAGCTTCAAGCAGCTGACATTCAAGCTGTGCCTTCTGCTGCATAAGAGGATCAGGCTGAGGAGTATAATCCATTATCATTTTAGCCAAGTCAGGAAGCTTCCTAAGCTCAGCTATTTTGCACAATATAATCTTTGTAATATCAAAGGGAAGAGTATTGCCTGTAGTTTGAAGCATGAAAGCTAACTCTTCTGCCTTTTGATTGTCAACTTCTGCAGTAGAAACATTAATGCTTAAATCAAAGTTTCCTGCAAGAGATGCTCTGCTAATGCTTACAAACTCATCATCTGTAATCCGTATAACTTCTTCATCAGAAAGCCATACAGAGTTCATAGCCATTATCTTTCTTCCAATCTGCTTAATGCCATCAGACAGTCTTCTAAGAATACCTAATTCTCTCTTGGCTGTAGCATCCATAGCAGATCTAATGCCTGAAGCTACATTGCCTAAAGATTCAGATGTAATGCCTTGGCTAAAGCTCTTAACGCCTGTAAGAGCTTCTGCTTCACTGTTCTGCAAACCTATCACTTCCATAGCAGACTGAGGAATCTCTGGAAGCTTGGTCATATAGATGCCATCCTGAAGGTTACCTACAGGATTAAATTCAAAGTCTAGTCCTTTGTTAAACCTGTCACGGTTAATAGGATCTAGAATATCCTTTCTTACACCCTGCTGTGCATTGGCTGATCTTCCTATAAGATCTACTATAGACCTAGTAACAGCACCTATAATGTCTTGATTATCCTTTAGAAGAGAAGCATCAGCATCTCCATATACAGTATCATTGTCAGGAGGAAGGTACTGAACTACCACAAAAGGAAGTTCCTTGTCTGGGTAGGGATTCTCTTCCAGCCTAATCATGGTATCTCCTACCCATGAAGCTACAATAGGCTGTACAGTACCATCATTATGAATATCCCAGAATCCCCAGTATTCATATACTGTAAGCTTCTTTCTAGCTTTATCACTAAATCTAAAGCTTACATCTTCCTCTACTTTTCTATAGCCGTAGTCATCAAAAGCATTATAGGCAGATTCAGGTATCTTATCTAAATTACTATATCTTCCATCTTTCTTTAACGTAGACAAGTCAGAAGTAAACCTGTCTATAATAAACTGTGCATGCTCTATAACACCTTCACAGGAAGGATCTATAATAACATCTCTGCTATCTTTAACTTCCAGTACAGGACGGTTAACTATCTCTTTTTCTACTTCTTCATAGTGAGTACCTATCTGAATAGGTTCACCAGAAGCCATCATCTGCTGTGCCTGTTCAGGAGATACCTGTCCCTGCATCATCATTTGTTCAAGAGCAAGATAAAGCTGTTCAGGAGTCTCTGTCATAGTAGGAACTTCTTCAGTCACTACTCCTGTCTGAGTTTCCCATGACAGCTTAACAATTACTGTACCTGTATTTACTGCAGTCCTGACATACTTGTTAATGAACTTTACTTTGTTAATATCAACACGGAACTGCTTATTCAATATAAGCTGATTCTGTCTAGCTGCATCTACATCCATTGCAGTAACAGGATCAACTACAAACATCTTGTCTGTGCTTAAAAAAGGTTCTTCAAGAGCAGAATATCTCCATTCATTCTGCTTTCTAACAAGCTTAGGCTGAACTTTGCTTCGTCCATCCTGTACCTTTATTTTCAGCTTGCCTCTAAGAGAATCAATCCATTCATTTACTTTGGCTACATGCTGCTGATGGCTTCCTCTAGCTTCATCCAAGTCAGCCTTTAAATCTTTAACAGTAGGGGGATTCTCCCAGTCAACGAGAGAATCCCTTTCCTGCAGTTCATCCTGCCTGTCTTCTGCTTCAGCAATCCCTTCTTCAAGCACTGTCTTTAATTCTTCTCTAGTCATCTTTCACCTTTCCAGCATTAATGCTTCCACGAAGGAATTTTCCTAAAAAGAACCTTTGCAGCTGTGGAAGATTAGTCTTTACCAAATCAGGCATGCCTAATCCTACAACTCCAACTATCATGTCGGCTAAATGCTTGGAGCAGATTTCATAGTCAACCAGATATGCATGCACTGGCAAAGCAAGAATGATTCCAATGCCAATAGATACAAGCAGTCCAAAACATCTTTCTAAAGGTGTCATGGAAGGCTTATTGCTGAAAGCAAAGAAACCAATAAAGCCACCAAATGCAGCAAATATGGTTAACTGTAAAGTGCTTAAATCAAACATATACTACCACATTACATATAGCTGGGTTGCTACAAAGGCAATGCCTATGGCAACCAGAAGCCATCTAAATATTTTCTGTCTCTTCTGAAATTTAACAAAGTACTTGCAACCGGGACATTTGCTGTTATACGGACAAGGCTGGTCTACATGATAAAACGGACATGCACCTACTATGTTGCCCATAATAGCTACTCGAACAACGCAAGAATCTGCGGATTAGTTATAGTGTCAGGAATCCTTACATAGCCAAGAATCTCTCCATCTGGATAATGAAGAATCTCTCCATTAACACGATAATGACCTCTAGGAATGTACTTCACTCCACCTTCTGCATTCTGAAAATAATTCCAAGCAGTAGTATCGTCAGTTACCTGATCGCCTACTGCACCATAGTCCTTTAAATTAATAAAGTCTGCAAAACGGTCTCTAAGATCACGTTCAGCAGTTGTACCAGTTGCTACTGGAATCCATACCTTTGGAGCTTTACCCATATCATCCTCCTAGGAACGCTACACATAGCAGAGACTCTGCCGAAGCAGAGTCTCTACTATATTAGCACTGTGCGATAACTCTGAATGTAATCTCGTCTCCTGCTCTCAATGGGAACAGCATTTTAACCTTATTGGAAAGAACACCAATATCGCCTACTTCTTCATACTGTTCACCAATCCTGCAGTCTGCTCCATTATAGGATACCATAAGCATTGAACTACCGGGAAGATATCCAGCATACTCATCTACAAATGTAACTACATACTGTTCATCCTGAGGTTCATCAATAACTACAGTATCTGTATATCTAAATGCAAGACCAGAGTTCTGAGAAATAAGAGCAGTAATAGGACCAATGTTCTTAGCTAGGAAATTAACATATTCCAGATGCTCAGAAACCATCTGAATGTCTTCCATGCCATATGCAACTCTAATAATCTCGCATAAATGGTTAGCCACTAGATTAAGAGAATTAATGTTAGCAGCTACTACATTTACATTGGCAATAAAGCTATTGTTCTTATTATTCCTTTCCTCAAGGAATAAATGCATATGCTTAGGATCAAGCATGTGAGGATGATCTGGACATCCATGCACATGAGGATAAGGAGCTGGTCTATGAGGAGCAGGAGGTGGAGGAGGCATACAGCCTCCCATAGGAGGAGGTGGAAAGCCATAGCCCCAGTAAGGAGGCATAGGGTGAAATTTAGGAGGAAGTCCACCAGAAGGTGGAGTACAGTTACAATCGTGCATATCGCCCATAGTCAACTCCTGAATAGCCTCCCAAGAAGCTGTTTAAGTCCATGAATGCCTCATCCATGCCACTGTATGGATTAGGAACATTAGACCTAATTCTATCTGTAGCTAGTCCTGCTTGTTCAAAGAAAGCAGTAACAAACTCCATCTGCTCCTCACTGAGATTCTTCAAATTGTCATTCATAAAAACTCTATCTAACAAGTCAATGAAGTTAACATGATATTTAACTTCTCTATCTCCATCCATAGTCTCTTTAATATAAAGATATGGCTGAGAAGCGTTTATTTCACTTAATGTACCCTTTACAGGAGCACACCATTTTTTATGATATACATCTGGAGGAGCATGCCTGCATTTAGGATGCACCTGAAGAGGTATATTTCCAATACATGTATATATCATTAGACATATCCTTTAGCCTGTACAGCTAAACTTTCAGTATTTAATGGAACTGTAAATCCTTGCTGATCAAGTTCCTGACACTGTCTTTTAAACATTTGATAGAATGTATTAGATTCTGTCTTATTGTCTCTATTGATAATATCATGACTCATGTACATAACATAAGTAAGCAGTGCAGGAATCATTGTACCGGGAAGCTTTACCTTATCATTTATGTCTCTGAGCATAACTGGAGAAGCTTTATAGACAGCATAGACATATCCATCAAATGGTTTCCTAAGCATAAATGACCGATAATTTACTATCTTATAGTCGTATGCCATAGAATCCAGTACATCTGATTGTTTCATCTCTACACCACTCTTGTAGTTAAGAGACAACAGCATTTGTACATCATCATTAGTTAATTCGTATAAAGCTCTATCAGATACAGTAAGTACTGTTTCTGATTTAATAGACAAATTAAATCTACGATATAATTCTTCCATTCCAAGATTAATGAAATGGATAAGAGCATCATTATTCTTAGCTATAGCAAGATGTTGAGATCTAATTTGTATTAAAGAGATAATATCTTGAACTATCATTATCCACCAGTGACCCAACAATAAGTAGAAGAATCAACAGAAGATGTACCATTACCGGGAAATCCTCCTGTTGGTAAAATAGCATAACTACCAGTAGAAAGAATATATGTATGATCACATACAACAGACTTTCCAGAAGCTACAACAAATACTGGTTCAGCACCAGTACCGCCAACTTCTTGCATATTACCAGAAGCCCAAGCATTATACACAGTATTACAAGTTCCTTGGCAATAATAGTTTCCATTATTGCTAGAACTATCATATCTTCTAATTAAAGTACCATTTCGATTTACATCTATAGCTATAATATGAATATCAGCTGTATTAGTAGTAGGCAAATTAAAAATTAATTCACTTCCTAAGTCATCAGGATATAAGTAAATTGTACCGCCCATTGAAGCAGTAATCATTCTAACATTATAATTATAACCTGTAACGGTACTTTCAACAGGAAGTGCTTTAACAGTACAACCTATTAAAGTTACAACAGCACCATTTGCAGAAGCAGCAATGCAAGAAGTAACTCCAACAGCATTTGAAGTACTACTTTTTAACCGTAAATTAACTGTTAAATGCTTTAATGTCCATCTACAAGCACCTGAACCAGCTACAATACCAGATCTAGGCATACCAAAATCATAATATGGAGGCTGAATAATAACATCTTTATTACCAGATTGTGTAGTAATTATTATTGATCCAGTAGAAGTATTAACTTCAGGAAGAACAATAGCTTCTTCATAAGTTCCTGCATAAACAGAAATAGTAACATTTTTAGTACCTAAAGCTAATTTAGAAGAAGCCCATTCTACAGCTTTATTTATTGTTGTAAAAGGAGTAACTACACGTTCAGAATAACTTAAATTAAATGAATCAGTGTCATTATCAACTCCAGGATTAACATATAAAGTAATATTAGATTTAAGAGGTACTTGAATATCTAATCCTGCAAGAATAGTTGCTTTAGTATTATCGTCAATCTGAGAAAAATCTACATAAATTTTACCCTGACTATCTTTAGCAAGACCCTTACCTAAAGCTAAAAGATTTTGAGAAATAACTTCACGAGTAGCAGGTTGATTAGTTACATAAGTAACATATTCAACAGGAGTATTATTAACAATTTTAGTAATGGTACCATTAGTAGTAATATTACCAGTAACAGTTTCATTACCATTAACTTTTAAACCAGATCCACCACTAATTTCAGCACCACCATTACCAGTAATTTTACCTGTAACGGTTTCACTACCAGCAACAGTTAAACCACCAGTACCAATAGAACCTGTCTTACCACTAACAGTACCATTAGTAGTAGAGATATTACCATTAGTAGTAGAAATATTTCCACCAACAGTTTCATTACCAGTAATGCTAGAATTGCCAGTAATCTTTTCATCTCCAGTAACTGTGAGACTAGGATTATTTTCAGAGCCACCTTTAATTTCAGCAGTTCCGTTAGCTGTCAATTTACCTGTAGTTGTAAAAGTACCTCCAACAGTACCGTTACCGTCTACAACCTCATTACCTGTAACTCGTTCATTACCTGTAACAGTTAAGCTAGGAGTATTACCTGAACCACCTTTAATCTCGGCAGTATTATTAGCAGTAAGCTTGCCATCGACAGTCTCAGTTCCATACACGTGTTCATTACCATGAACATCAGAATTACCCTGAACGTAGAGACCAGCTTTATTATTGTTATCACCACTATTAATAGTAACAGTTTTCTTAAAGGTCTTAGCACCATCAATGGTTTCATCCATATAAGTATGAACTAAACCAGTAATAGAACCGTTAAGATCAAGCCAGTCTCTGGTAATAATGTCCCTACCATACTGATCTCCTCTAGTAAGGGATTTACGCATAGTAGAACCATTTTCAAGATAAATAGGAGTAGAAGGACAATAACCAAAGAAAGTAAGAGAATCTCCTCTAGTAGCACTAACACCCATACTAATGGTATTAGTTTCATCGTTTACATTAGGAGTATTAATTCCAGCTACATTGGGATTACCATATAGCCTAAACTCCATTCTATGTTCACCACCACTAGATACAGGATCAATATACTCAAATACCTGACCTACTGGATTAAGAACAGAATCTCTAAAATCGTTAGCCCATTCTACTCTAACAGTAGGAGAAACAGTACGATTATAAGTAGGATGTTTTACAACATAGCTATTAGCATACACATAACCATATGCTGGATTGATAGCTACATTATGACCATAGCGTACTGATTTTGAAATCTGATTAACTTCTGCATTTGCATCATAGCAAAGCAGAATAGGATACATTTCGTTAGCATCACTTCGTACCTGAGTTACAGCAGTATCTATGGTAATAACTTCTTCATGATTATCACCATAAATAAGAGCTACTTCACCATCATCTTCAGGACGAAGATTTTTTATATAAGTCTTGTCTATCTGATTACCTAAATAATCATTCTTGACATCAGCATCCACAGGCTCAGTAAAAGTTACATTACCTTGAATGGTAGTATCTCCACTATAATCAGTACGAAGATAGTTTTCATCAAGAAGACTTTTAAAGTATGCAAGACCAACATAGTCTAAATATGCCATTTACTTCTCCAGCTTAATGAGCTGTTCCTGCTCATCAGCATCTTTATTTAAATTTTCATACATGCCAAGCAAAGAGCCACAGAAAGCTACTACATGATCTCTATGCAGTCTAGAGCTAAACATCATCATTGTACCTAGCTGCTTTATGTAACTCATCTGCTCTGCAGGATTTCTGTCATCTTTCTTTATGAAATCCTCAACATCTTTAAGCAGTTTCATCAGTCAACTCCTCTACCTTCAATAGACCATTTTCGTCTTCTGAAACTGAAGTTTGTGGTTCAGGAGCTGCTATATGGCATATCGCATACAGCTTGCTTACACGAGAGTCAACTATTGGAGCAGAATAAATATTGGCTTTTAACCATTCTTTTTCTGTTATCATAGTTGGGTCAAACTTAGGTACAAATGTCTGACTAAACCATTGATACATTATGCGTGAAGGCTGTTCAGTGTCAACTCTAGGAAGTCTAGTACCTTCTACTACATAAACATACAGCTTCTGCTTTACATTAGGAAACTCATGATTCCAGTAATCCAGTATCTGTACTCCTTTAGGATCAGGAACATCCTTAGTGGAATCAAAACTAGATTTAGACAATACCCATTGAGTTCCAGTGCTATCAATAAATTTTCCTATAGGCTTAAAGTTCTCTATTTGAGTAAGACCAAGAGTAGGTTTCACTAAATTCTGAGACAATGAAGGCATCTTTATCATATCAGAATTCTGCGACTGCAGATAGTTCTGCTGAAAAGACTGCAAATAGGGATTACTCAGCATTATTCAGTTTCCTCCATAGCAAGAGACAAGCTGAAGATAAATGCACTAGTTCATGGCTTATGTCCTGATAGGAGACTGCATTCTTATATTCATTATACTCCATGTCTATGATGCCTCTAGCTCCTTCTATAGTGTTAGGATAGGACATCCATGTAGCAGGATAGTTTTTAAGAACATTTCCAGACTGCTTCATAAAAGCCCAATCCTTCGGTTTCTCAAAGGTAATCATTTCCTTCTCAGTGTCATAAAAATGTTCTTCTTCTTTTGGATTAATTTTAAGAGTTAAATCACTTGTACCGGTATGCTTTTTAACCCATTCATCTAGATTATGCATTACTTCTTCAAGCTTACGTTTAGTAGTATGATCTTCAAGATCATATTCATTCAAAGTATGCTTAGGCATATATTCTTTTAACTGTTCATCAATAAGACCAGCAGTAGTATCTTTCTTGCCAGTAAGGTAAATCCATCTCACCATACCATACTCCTTATATCAAAACAGGAGCTTTACCGTTTCTGATAAAGCTCCTTATACAAATTTCTACCTATTGTCTACTATGCACCTGCAGCAGGTGTAGTTGTAGTCTTCAACTGGTCAACAAGATAGAGAGTCTGCTGCTGAAGCTGATTCTGAAGATTAATCTGAGCAACAAGAGCAGCATTCTGAGCCTGAGACTGAGCAAGCTGATCACGGACATTCTGAGCAGCAATCTCACGCATGAGTTCTCTATCCTTGCAGTTTTCATCAGAAATCTGGGCAGAAAGTTCAGCATGCTGTGCCTGAAGCTGAGAAGCCAATGCCTGAGCCTGTAGACGATTCTCATAGCCTTGAGAAGTAATGTTATTATTAATAGCACAAAGCTTCTCACCAAGAGCCTGAGTATTCTGCATGCTCTGAATATTAACCTGATTAATGGCAGCATTAGTCATGTCACCAGTCTGGTCAATCTCCTGAGAAAGACGACCAGTAGAACAGCATATCTGCTGAGCAAGCTGTGCATTGCCCTGCATTCCTGCAATGGTATTCTGATTTACAGCATTAACGGTACCTGCACTAGAATTAGCAATCTGAAGACCGAGCTGATTAGCAGACTGAAGCTGAGAAATAGTGCCTTGATTAACAGCATCACCAACATGCTCTACTGCAT